ATCGATGATCAGTGGCTTGGTTTTGGACGTTGTTGTGAAGCCTAATTTCATGGTCTCTCGATCGGTCAGCTTGTCTACCTGGACTTCAGTAAAGAAGTTTGGATAGGCCATATCTTTACCCAGGCGGGTACAGGTTAAGATGCCGTGAGAGTTGTTCTCCACAATGATATAAGCAAAGTTGAATAGCTCACCTAACTTGTAGAGGACCTCAGCAAAGTAGTCGGGGTGAACTTGGGCACGATAGGTCGCAACTTGGCGCTTTTTACTGTCGAGGATCTGGGCGACTGAGAAGTCACCTCCTCTGACACCCATCGCAACATCAGCACCGATCGTGTATTTCTCACCAGGGTCGATCGTCTTGTACAGGGTAAGCTCACCTCGGGTATTATCGATCCATTCACCACCCTCTAGGGCCATACGCTGTGTTGGATCAGGAGCTTCATCTAGGCTCTTCTGGAGCCCCTCTGGGTTGAAGACAGGCCGCCCGGTCGTCAGGAAGGCTTCTGAAGGCTCTGCGGGATATTCTTGACGATAAAGATCTATTCCGTTCTGGGCGATCTTACGGCGCCGAAACATAAGCTGCTCATCGTCTAAGTCGTACTTGGCAACCAACTCTTCTTCTTCAGGTGTTGGCTCAAAGTTCTCAGGGACAGGCTCCCTATATTCAGGGTCGAGAAACCAAGGGATGAACACAGGCACATAGCCATTGGTGCCATCAACAGCACCTTTCCATAGATCATAGAAGATACCACTGACGCCGTTAGCTGTACTCTCAACGAAAATAGCAGTGCCAGGCTTGTTAGGGACCGCCTGGGTCATACCGTTCCAGTTCTCCAGGGCCGTAGACTTCTGCCAGAACGCAAGCTCGGAGGCGTGGACGTGCGTAAGGGTCTCACCTCGACCAATGCTCTCACCACCGGCGGTGGCAACAACAAATGAACTATCCAAGACATCAAATGTAAGTTCCCGGCGGGAGCTGTACTTTGTGTGCGGCTTCAGGAGCTCAGGGCAGTTGTCATGGTATCGTTTGGTCATATCGAAAAGCGCACGGGTGCTGTCTGAGTGGTGCGTGATGACCATCGCTTTACAGGCTTTGCGTTGCGACACGTTGAAATACAGATAGCCACCAACGTGGGTCGAGAGACCTTGCTGCCGGGCCTTCAGAATGATGATACGCACCTTACCTTCAGACGCCATCTGCTTCTCTACAGCCTCATGGAGGATGTGCTGGGCAGGCTTGAGTTTTAGGGGTTGGATGTCACCATCCTTGGTGCGGATCTTGAGTGCAGCCTCCGAATAGAAACTAAAGTCGTCGTATAGTCTCTGTCGAACTTGTTTAAGTCTCTTGTCCATCTTCGATTTGCTCTTCTTCTGGGGTGGCTACTAGGAGCGACTCCAGGAAGGCTTCAGCTTTGCCGATGGTGACTTCGCTCTTCGCAGCTGGTTTGGTTTTAGTGAAATCCAGGACCATCCTGGCAGCTGTTAGACGGTCCCGGTTTTGACCAGGTTCGCGCATGATCTCTACAGCAGCCCGTAGGGCCTCGATCGCATACACGTCATCAATTTCGTTCTCTTTTGCCATGATCGTTACGATCCTCTCTGCGTCTTCTTTGGCCCTCTTGCGGATAGGCTCAATTGCAGCAGCTGTGTAACCATCAGGAGTGCCCTTGGGTCTGCCGCCTTTATTCTTTCGATTTGCCAGCATCTGACGGAACTTTTCGCGTCCCTCGGGTGTTTGATGCTGTCTTGCTATTGGGTTTGTTGATATCGGCCTTGCCTTTTGGGCTTGCTTTGGTGGCCTTGGCGCTTTCTTTCGCGGCTGGTTTGGTGCTCCCATCCATCGTCTCCAATATACTGTTTATGATTGAGAGCGTGAGGCGAGACTGAGGACAGAAGACTGGCTCAGGTACGCTCTTCCGTATCTCCCCAAAGATAACCAGGCGCTGGGCGTCAGACAGAAGGAGCGAGTGTTTTACATCCTCAATTGCCCGTAGGATTGGAACCAGGTCCAGTGCGGTTTTATTCATGTTGCTCTCCAAAGAAAAAGAGGCCCCCGAAGGGACCTCATTAGTTTTACGCGGAAAGGGCACCCATACCCGGAGGTGGGGGACTTAGAGCACCCGGAGGCATCTGCATCCGCTGCTTCTCTTCCTCTTCTTCAGCCATAGCCTGGGCCAGCATAGCCATGACCGTAGCCATGACGATAGCAGCTGGGTGGTTGAAGAATTTGACCTTGTTGTTACCGGCGTTGTTGAATTGTTGCCTGATAAGGGCAGCCGTCTTAGGCATAACCGCTTTCGCCAGCTTAGGGTTGATCAGGTAAACCAACACGGGATCAACAGCCAACTCGCGTACACTCTGCATGTAGTTAGTGTAGTAGTCAGCCTGCTCCTCACGGTTGGCCACGCCTGTGTCTACCTCAGCTTGGGAGATTTGACCGGCATCAAACTGCTTCTGGTAATAACCCTTCCAATCCTTGAGATTGTCCGACAACTTACGAACTTCGCGCAACGCATGACGCTGCGAAGGATCTTTGGTTGTGTAAGTATCCACATTCAGCTGGAGATTATCTAGCTCCGCCATGATGTCGGCGTCACCCGTCTGTTCCAATAGGGGTCTCATAGCACTACCAGCAAAGGATCCCATGGGTGCCCGGTCACTTTCCCCGGTCAGGGGGTTGGTAAACAGAGTGTCTTCAACCTGGGAACCATTCAGATCTAAGGGGCTCAAAGTCATCCCATGGGCAATCTCATGGATCAAATCAGAAAGAGCTTGGATGTTACTTACGGAACTGCCGTCATCCAGCAGAGCTCCTGGGTTGAGACCAAAGACAGTGCCTTCTGCACCTTTTCCGCCTGTTTCAGGACCCTTCCGATAGAACGAGGCAACCGCAGTGGGATCGCCAGATCCATATGCAGCAAGGCGCGAGGCATACATCTCTTCCTGGCTGTCAAATAGACGAACAGTGATGCCCAGGGTATGTGCCAAGCGCAGAGCCTGGTCTATGGACTGGATCCCATTCTCTTCTGGGGTTCCAGGCTTGCCGACCTGGAAGGCCGCTTTCACCGGCGGGACAAACTTCTTGACCGCTGCGAGGGCTACCCTTGCGAGAGTGCGCCCTTTGGAGGCCCCGCCATCACTGGCCCTGGGTGTTCGTCCACCAGCTGGCCCAGGGGGGCTGAGGAGGTTGGCGATGATGCTGTTGTCGGGTCCGCTAGAGGCATCAAGTTGCCGTCCATTGGGAACTGCTTGATCTTGGCGTAAGCCATCATCCGTTCTTGAAACGCTGTTGCCATATTCAGTAGCCTTTTCTGCTAGGGCATCTAAGTTGACGCCGTCTCTCATGTACCAGGGTGAATTACCACTTTTACTAACCGCGAACTTAGCCGGTACGACCTTATTCTTTGGTTTTTTGATAGCATCCAAGAACTCACGAAAAGCTGGTACAGTGAACTTAAACTCGCCGCGATCTGGTATGTCGTATGTAAACATTGGCTGGCCATTTTCAAGCCCATACTTTGCGCCATAAGCATAGGAGCCATATTCTCCTTCTTTTGCCGTTACACCATCGAGAGGATTAGGGTCTCCCTGCGCCTTTGCTAAGATAGCATCGATAGTACCATGAGAGGCTTCTTGTTCAGAAGATGCTACCCATGTTTCCCAATGGTAACGTCCTACAGAAGCAGCTTCTGGGCGGCCTATATCCCCGTAAATCTTAGAGAGGCGTTGAGATAAGGATTTCTCCATAGCTTCATAGATCATCAAGCCTTTGACGCCATTTGTCTGGGTGGCAAAGCCAGTACCAGTAACCACTTTTGACTTACCGTCTTTGGGGTCTTTTTGTTTATAGCCGTCATAGAGGTTAATACCATCAAAACGTCCGTCATTGTACATCTGACGTATCTGGACCCTGTCAAGAACCATGACATCATTGAAACCGGCTACTAAAAGCGTGAACGAGACTACTTTGTTATCAATACCAACACCTTCACCAACCTTAGTAAATTCACGCCGTATTTCTTGACCTGTCATACCTGGGCTCGACATCATCTCATGGATAACCTCTAAGCGGCTACGCGAGTCATTACCACCGGCTGGCTTAGACATCTTCATAAGAAAATCGACACCAAAGGCATTCAAGTTGTGCATAGCACCCGCGCCTGGTTGGCCTGATCCTTTTGGTGCTGTCGCCGCCGCCCATTCTTTGTATGCCGGTAATTTATCACCCAGTGTTTGGTCGGCTGCTGCTTCAATCCAAGGGTCAATTCCATCAAAACTGTCTAAGAATAAACTCTCTTGGGTGTAAGGGCTCACCCCCCTAGACAGGAACGACCAAAGAAATAGGCGACCAGTGTCCGCAATGCTAATTTTACCGTCGATATAGTCTTGTCGGAATTTAGCGGCATTCTCAAAACCATGATCCGCATCTGCAATTTGCCCTGGGGTTAGTTTGCCTAAAAGCTCCTGGGCACCACCATTGTTGAGGTCATTGATGAACCCATTGGGCTGTACTGGAACGTCTGAGGTAGCCAGTGCATCACCCTGGTAAGCTGACCAGGATTCTGGTGACCCTGCTGGGTCGCCGTGTCGGGAAATAACCTCGTCCAAGCCTACTAACTGTCTTGCAGCATTCTTGTTATCGGTTCCCTGTAAGATAAGAGCTTTGCCTTTACGGCCATCAGCTTTCACCCTGAGATGAGGTAAAAGGCCGTGGTTTGTATTCCGAGGACCTTGCTGCTCTTCTGGTTTTATCTGCCCCTCCACTACTATGGTTTTAGGACCAAGTGCAGTGGGCTGTGTTATCTGGGGTGCCGTGATGTTGGGAGTGCGACTGTCGTCAGCTGCGGGAGATGCAATTAACCTATCAGGAAACAGTCCAAACTCATTCAAGTCATCGCCTGGGCTCCGTATGTCTTTGGCTTTCACAGTTGCGCTTAGAACTTTACCTTTTTCATTCCCGTTGATCCCAAAACCACCAGAAGCATGTTCATTAGCGTATGTCTCACTGACTGTTACCCAATCTCCATCGTTTATGTGCCATATGTGATCAGGTACGGCCCTATACACGCGTACTTCTGCTTCGGGATCTCCTCGCACTGCTTGGATTACCGCAAAACTCTCTTGGTCCGCTATACTGTCCGGTTGTCCATAGTAACGTAAGCCATTTTCAGAGTAGATATCATCGGGGAATACCTCTCCGTTTTTAGTCATGTCCCATAATGGGGCACCGTCAGGACTAGGTTGGTGTTGCATCCTATAATCGGTAGTACCCGGCTCTGCAAAGTCTTGAGGAATTTTAAGACTGTCGTTGGATTGTGGCCGGGTGCCTGGTGTGCCTGCAATGTTTGCTAGTCCCATATTTGTATTGAGGACATCTGCGGCTGCCTGGTCGATCTGGGTGGTAGAGTTTTCCACCTGGTGACTAAGGCCATTAGCATTTAGGATTTCGGAGACCTCGCCGTCAGCTAGGATCCGAAGTACCTTCATTGACCCCGCTACAGGCCAACCACCGGCATCATTGGTTGCACTGGGATTGGTTTTGTAATCGTAACTTTCATTGGGATTAATAAGACGCCCCTGTATACCGTCTAGTTTACCTTGGCTATTTAGTGAGGCGTCACTCTCAGCTTGAGTTTCTGCGGTTGTTTCAGGTAGTTCAACCTCCACCCAAACACGTTGAGAACCCTTCACATTAGCTTTACCCTGGTCAAACACAGGTAGATTGACTGCGTGAATGCCCGGACGCCTAGCCAGTGGTTTTGCACCAATAGTGGGCTGTTGATCTTCGGCTTTATACCAGCGGTTGGCTAAGAAGCCTTGGGTCTGCCCATCAGGTTTTGCAAACAGAGGCATAACTACCCCATTCCGAGATGACTGCACCTTCATTAACTTGTAGGCCTTGCGGGTCTGGGTTGGTACTTGGTCTGGCTTTAATTCACTGTACAGAGACCCTACCTTCTCGGGCCTGAAGGGACCGGGTGGTATACCACGAGCATCGTCAGAGATAGGTTGGTTGGGTATCTCAATCCTAATTGCCGACCGGCCCGGTACTGTGCTGACTTGTGCGGAGGTGGCGGACATAGACCGTGCGATATCATCTGACAGACCAATCACCCGGCTTGCTTTAAGTCCCGGAGCCAGCTCTAATTCATACACTGCGACAGCAGGGTCTGAGCTTGCGTTGGTAATCTCACCTTTGACGCCGTAATCATCCAACACGCTTTCCAATACGCGAGAATTGACCTCTAAATCAGCGTCAGAGATAGGTTGGCCTGGGTTACCAGTGCCCCGGGCTTGCTCTAGGACACTGGGTGCCGGTGCAGTCTCAGTATTGACGGCAGGTTCACCCTGGATAGCCTCTTGAGTGGCCTGGGCCTGCTTCAGCATCGAGGCCTTGCGCTTTTGTTGTAACTTTACGCGATCGACATAGGGCTTATAGAACTTGTCCACGTTCTCCTGGGAGACACCCTCATCAACGAGTAGCTGTTGGACCTCTTCCATAGCCTCGATTGGCATATTCTCAGTCTGGACAGCTTCAAGTGCCACATAGAGGGCCTTGGCCTCATCTTCGAGCATTGTAGGCGTCAGGTTCCCACCGGGGCGGTTCGTAGCCTGGCGGTTCTGGAGATCGAGTGTATCCAAGACCTGCTCTTGAAGTTTCAAGGCAGTGTCACGGTTAGCCTGGATGCCTGCCTGGTAGTTCTCGGACGTAGTTGTCTGATTGCCGTTAACCGTAGTCTGCGCTGGGGCAGTTGTGTCAACATTTGGTGCCGGAGACGCCTGGGCAGCAGGGGCTGCGTCCATCTTGGGCGCATTGCCCCTCTGAATAGCCCGAGCTTGGGCCAGAGGCTGGTCTGGGAGGCTAGTACGCTGAACGCTACTGCCGCCGTCCATGAGACTGGCGTCCAGGTGGTTGTTCACCAGGTTGACCAGCTGGGTTAGAGCCCGGATAGGCCGTTGCTCACCGTTAAGACCCGCCTGGGCATCATCGAGGACCTTGTTGACCGCCACATCATTGGGGTTCTTGCTGTCAGCTGGGTGCTTCAAGCGTAATTCAGAGACCACTGTTTGGATCTCTTCTGCGGGGATACCTGTGCCAACCGCGACAGTGCCCAATGGGCTGCCATCTGTGGCGTTGCCTGTCATGCCTGCAAGTGTACTGACGATGTTGGCGTCTTCTGCCTCTTGGGCTGCCTGGGCTGCCGCAGCGTCAGCCTTAGCTTGCTCTGCCTGCTGTTTTTCGAGT